AACCTGAGTTAATATTTCTATATGCTTCAATTTCAGTTGGAGAAAATTCAAAAGCACCAGGAGGTCCTAAAACATCGGAATATGTATCTACAGTTATAGTTTGTCTTGTTGAAGGATCTAAATTACCGAACGCACCCACTCCTCCACGACCATCACCTTTTTGTTGTATTGGTATTATTGGTGTAACACCTGAAACAGGAGGTACTAAAGTTTCAATACCAGACATATCTGCTGCAGGTTTTGTAAACCCTTGAGCTATATAATTTTGAAATATTTCGTCAAATGTCATTATCCAATCCTATTTCCAAATAAAAACTGTGTTTTTTCCTGAGGATTTAATTGTGTTGTTAAATTAAATCTTTGCCCCAAATTTTGTTGACTAGATACTACACCAGGATTAACTGGAGTTCCACTAATATTTCCTGGTCCTAAATCAGCTCCTGAAAGTGGTGGTAAGTTAAGAGCTACATCTACTGGTTCTACAGGTCCTCTTGGTGGGTTTAGTGTAAAGTTAATAAATTCTCTAACTGTTTCAGGTCCCTCACCTAATTCAATTGCTTCTAAATCAGATCTAATATCTTCAAACAAATCAATTGCTGTATCAAATTGATCTTCTATTTCAGATGCTTTTATAGGGTTTTCTTCATATAATTTTTCAATTGTAGTTTCAATTCTAGCTTCACTTATATTAGGCGCTATAAATTCTCCATTTAATAATGCATTTAATCTACTTTTGTTTTTTAATCTGATATCTAATTTTTCTTCTATTTGACCAATGTCAGCACCCATTGTTTGCATATCTTCAATAACTCTATACATTCTACTTTGAGTATCGTAGTTATCTACCAAGTATTCTGTCATGTATCCAATTCTTCCATTTAAATCTAAATTAGGACTATAAATATTTGCTGAAAACTTTTTTTGAATGTTTTCTAAATCTTTTGAATATGAAGTTACAATAAATGGTAAACTATCCATAGGTTTTGATTGTTCAATACGAAGCCCAGACATCAATGCAACAATTTCTGTTGCACCGTCATATGTTGTTCCAAAGTCAGTAAAATCTTCTGTTACACCCTTCCAAACTCTTCTTGAACTTCTTGATGCACCTGGTTCTAGTTGAGATAATAAATGTCCTAATGATGCATCTATTTTTTCCATTGCTGTATCTTGAGGATAAAAAATAGTTCTACCATCTTTAGTTTCTCCACCTCTAATTGTTAAATCTGCTATAGCTCCAGCACCAATTGATTCTGATATGAATGGAGATAAAAATTCTGTAAATGCTCCTGGTGTATCATTCAATGTATCATAAATTAAAGCATTATAAACGATTCTGCTTGCACTTTGATTTGTCAATGTACCATTACCATATGCATTTAATACTGCATTGATTGGTCTAATCATTGAGTCATATGGATTAGTATAAGAGAAGTTAAAGTATTTAAAGTTACCATTTTCATCAGACTCTGTTAAAGGAATTAGTGTAGAGTTCTTTTGATAATCCGGTGCAACTGATCTTTGAAATGCTTCCATTTTTTCTGGTGATACACCTGTAATTTTTTCTGCTGCTTCTGCAATAATTGTACCTGTTCCACCAAATACTGATGCAGCACCAACTAATCTTCTAGCACCCATTTGTCTAATGTATGGATTATTACTTGTTAATTCTCTTGCACCTATCTCAATTAAATGTGCACTTGTTCTTAAAATTTCAGCTGGAAACGCTACGAAATTACCTAAAGGTAAGTTTCTAATATTTTTAATAATAGCAGGTACTTTACTATATGTGGGTATAGTATTAGTTACTAGATAAGCTGATATATCTTTTATATCTTTAAAATTTTGTACTAAATTTTCTTTTTGATTTAATAAAGATTGTTTGTTTGCATTGTCTGCAGTTTTTAAAGCATCGTCTATTTTAGCTATTTCATCATTAGCTTTAATTAAATCTGCCACCACATCATCTTGTTTACCAACGGTTCTATACCAATCGATAATATTATCTCTAATAACAGCATCACCTTGTATATCTTTTTTAGTAGTGTGTTTAAATGCTGTTGTTAATGCATCTTGATAAAAATCATCAGCATATATTTTCCAAACGTTATCACCACCTTGATATAAATCAAAAGCTTTTTTAACAATTGGTGCTTCCATCAAAGCGGATAAAGTAAATTTACCATTCTTAGCTTTTTCTAAAACTGTTTTAATTTCATTAACTTCAATGTTTTGATCTACAACACCTCTTGCTATTCTATCTTCCATTTTCTTAGCGACATCTGCAGCACTTACAAATTTACCTGGAAAAATATCATCAGCCATTAATTTAAATGCATCTGTTAAACTAACTCTACCACCAATTAATCCACTCGCTAATGCAAAGAATGATGCAGTCGATACGTTTCTTAATTGTGTCATAGGTGAGAATACTGTTTTACCTATTTGACCTGCAGCTTTAACTGACATCAAAGCACTATATAAAGGTATGTCATACATTCTTGTTAAATACTCTTCAGTTCCTTTGACCGCGTTTGCTATTTCTGGAGTTGTATATAATCCAGTTTGTTTAGTACCATCTCTTGAAATACCTTCTTTAAATAATTTACTTTCAAACAAATCAAATGTTTTACTTCCTGGTGCAAGATCCGCTGTAACTGCTGTTAGATTATTTGCGTTTGGTACACCTTTATTAATTGCATCTTGTACCGATCTAAATGCATAACCATTTGCTAATGCATTATCTGCAAACTTATCGAAAAAGTTTTTCTTATGTACTTGTTTAGCTGTTTGTAAAAAAGTATCAGTTACAGCAGCTCGGTAATCTTTTAATGGTTCTAAAAATGCACCAGTAACTTTTTCTAATCCTTCATCATCCATAACTTTTTTCATAATAGTAGATAGATCACCACCAGCTTTTATTAGTTTACCTTCAGAAGTAAACACACCAACATCTTTACCTTCTTTAATAGTTTTTTGTGCTACATCTAATAACACACCTTTTTTATCTATTTTAAATGTGTCAGCTATTAATTTAAATAAAGTTTCAGGACTTCTATTACTTTCAATTAAAGATTTTTTTAATTGTGCCATAGTGTTATCTGCTGATAATTCTATTGCTTCTTGTCTAGTAATATTTTTACTCTTCATTAAATCAGTTATGATTTCTGGAGTTTGGTTTTCTATTTTAGGTATAGTTGTTTTAATAAAAAAATCTCTAGCTTTTGCTACTTTAGTTGGATCAAATTCATAAGCTTTATTTTTCATCACACTAAATACTTGTTTTAGATATGCACCACCATTACTAACAATAGTTGCACCTAAATCTTTAAGAGCTTGATCAGTATTTTCAGATAACAATCTTCCATACTGTAATCCTAAATCATTAATTCTTCTTTTTAATTCTTTAGCATTTTTCTGTACATTTTTAGGTAGTTTATCTAAAAACTTTAAAGCTTCTTCTGAATCTTTATATACAGTTCTACCATCAATTCTTTGACCAACTCTTTGAGCTTGTATATAATCATATAATGCGTCATTGTTTTTTAAATAAATTGCATCGTCAACAGCTGTAATTGGTTTAGGGTATTTTAATTTAGCTGTCTGCAAGTATTTAGGAAGTTCTAATATATCAGCACCTTTAGCTATTTCTTTAAATTGTTTATCAATACCATTCATTAACTTAACTAAAGTCTTCTCATCTTTTTGTACTAAGTTTTCATATTTTCTTAAATCTTCTGCCTGACTAATTGATAAGGGTCCATCTGATTTAAATGCATTTTTAATATTGTCTAATCTTTTTAACAATCTTTCTTGTAAAGGTGCATTAGGACTAGAGTCATAAAATTTCCATTCTTTTGGATCTGGTATATTTAATTTTTTTCTTAAAGCTGTTGCTTGATTACTTAAAAATTCTCCTGTGGTTCTTGCTCCAGCTCCAACAGTTTCACTACCAATAACCTTACTTAATGGATTAAATACTGTATAATCTATGGCTCTTAATGTTTTACCACCTACATAAGCTGCAGCTTTACCCGCTGGAATCAATCCGTATTTCATACCTACTGTTCCTGCAACTGGTAATGCAGCAGTAATACCACCACCTAACACAGCACCTTCAGCACCAAATCTAATTTTTTCTTTAAAAAATTCTGCAGCTTTTGCAGATCCTTCTAATTCATCACCTTTATAAGCTTCACCAAAACCTAATGTCTCAGATAATGTTGTAAGATCTCCAGGCGTTGATACTGCAAAGTCTGTAATACCACCAATAGAACCATAGTAACCTGCTCTTTTTGCAAGCTCAGCTCCTTTAGCACCTATTGTTGGTAAACTATTAAGTTTTACTATTTGACTTGCTTTATTTAATTTTAAAATACCGTTTGCAACTTTCATTGCAACACCTGCTGGCAAAGCAAATTGTCCTAATATAGATGTAATGTCTCCAACAGCGGTATCTGTTTCAGGAGTTATCTTGTCAAAAATATTATCAATTGCACTAATTAAATTAGTATCTGCTACATAATCAATAGGGAGTGCACCTAATTGTAATAAACCTTGAACAGCTTGACTAACACCTTTTACAAGACCTACAGGAATATCAGTGATGTAATCTAATGCACCAACTGTTTCTGGTTTAATTTCTTCTTGAGGTTCGGAAAAAAGAGTTCCAAATATATTTTCTTCTTCAGCCATTTAACCTCCTACGCTTGGGCAGGCAGAACTGCATTCACCCCATATTTCATATTAAATTTATTTACATCACCTTGAGTTCTAATGTACGCAAAATCTTGTAATGCTTCTTCACTATTTGAAATTAATCTAATTACATCATCTGTAATTTCTTGTGGTAATCTATTTCTTAATTCTGCGAAAGATAATTTTTGTACTGGAGCTGTAGGTGTTTCACCTGATTCAGGTGTACCCATTGCTCTGTTTACTCTTCCACCATTTTTAAGATTTTGACCAGCACCTATTTGAGCATCTGTTAATTCTATTAAATCTAATAAATCAGGATTTTTAGAAACAGATAATCTAACAAGATTATATTGATCTAAAGCTTTTTTATAAGCATCAGATGTAGGATCTGTTGAAAGTCTTTTAACTTTAGCTGCCGCTTTTCCTAATTGATCTAATAATTTAGTATCTACCGCTGTTAAACCATCTCTAGCTTTTGGACTTATAATATCTATTGTACTTTTTAATATACTTAATTGTTGTCTTGCAAGATCTTTAGCTGCTTCACTAGCTTTAGGGTCTCTTAATGTAGTTTGATATTTTCTAACTTCGTTAGCCATTTTTTCACTGTAAGATTCTTTACCTGCAGCAATTTTAGCTTTTTCAATTTCTTTAGTTGCAGTGTAAGCTAATTTAGCAATATCTCTTTTCTCTGCTTTTTTACCTTTCATTATTCCTAATAATTGATCATTAAGAGCTGCAGCTTTATCTGCTATTGTTCCAGGTGTTCCAATTGCTTTTGATAATGCAATTGCAACCATACCTTTATTGTCATCATCACCTATTAATTTTTCTATTCTTTTCTTTTCAGTTTCGTAAGTATCTTCAAAAGTTTTTGGTTTCTCTTCTTCTGTAGGTTTTTCTTTTATTTCTGGTACATCTATGTCATCAACTATTGATTTATCTTCTTTTTCCTCTACAATAGTTTCTTCTATTTTCTTTTCAATAGGTAATCCTGTGTTTGGATCTAAACCTTTTTCTTCAAAGAATTTTTTCTTACCACCTCTTGGAAAGAATCCTGGTGCTTCACCTATTTCACCACCTTCTTCTATGTATTTCATCGCTTCACCTACATCTAAATTTGTTTCATCCATTATTCCAAACTCACTCATCTCTTTAATTCTTCTCATTTGTTCTGGTGTTTTAGTAGATCGAGCATAGAAATCTAAAAGTCCACCAATTCCTATACCTGCTCCTGCAGCTGCTCCATATAAACCTAATGGAAGAGCCCTTGGAAACCTTGTCAAAGCTGATTGAAATGCTGTTCTAGTTGGTCCTATCGGACTTGAATATTGACTAAATGGTGCTGAAGAAAATCCAGGTTTACCTCTAGCCATTTCACTAGCCATACCTTCACCAATAGTTAAAATAGGAGCTTGAAATCCTGTTCTATTATTTGACATGTTGTTTCCACTAATAGTTCCACCACCTATTTTTTTAGATTCAACATGAGACATGATCCCTGTTCCAGTAGTCGAACCACCTCTTTTAAACATTGGTCTTTTAAAAACGTTATACGCCATTGTTATCTCCCAAATAAACTACCTAAACCATACACACTTAAACCTGTAGATAGAGCCTGGCTCAATGGACCTACTGTTGGTTGACCAACTCCTGTAGTTTGAGTTGAGTACGCTTGAGGTTGACCTGACAACATACCACCGATCGCGGATCCTAAGAATCCTAATCTTTGTTGTGGTTCGTATGCAGCAGTTTGTGCAGCTTGAGCAGCAGCATCTAAAACAGCTTGTTGGTAAGCTAAGTTTCCTGTACCTGCAGCACCTAATTGTTGTTGAGTGCTTTGTGCTAAACTAGGTTGTAATGAAGCTAAAGCTGCCTGTTGAGCTTGTGCTTGAGCTGCAGCTGATTGAGCTTGTGTAAATCCTTGTTGTCTTAATTGTGCTTCAAGTAATGCTCTATCTTGTAAAGACTGTGCACCAAATTCTGCTTCAGCAATTTGTCCTCGACCTTGGCCAAAGGCACCTTGAGCAACTTGTGAACCTAATAATTGTTGTCTTGCAATTTGTCTCTCTCTATCAAATTCTGCTAATGAAGTATCAATCACCTCTTGTTGATAAGGTGACATAAATTGTTGATAAGCTTGTGGCCCTGAGTATGCAGCAGCTTGTTGTAAGAATGGTTGATAACCTGCAATACCAGTTCCTGTGCCAACACCAGATACAGCTCCAGTTGTTGGATCAAATTGTAAAGTTCCTAATCCTGCTTGTGTTGCTGCCTGTTGTTGTGCAGCTTGTGTTAAAACATTTTGTCCTGCAATTGTTGGTGCAAACGCAGATGTATCAACTGGTTTACCAGCCAGTTGTGCTGCTAAGTCTACAAATTTTTCACCTGCGGCTTCTAAATAGGGTGCCGGTCTTGCTATCGTTGTTTGTTCAGCCATTATACTACTTTACCTTCTAGAGACTTCATAAGATCGTACATCTTTTTAGCCCCTTTGTTTACACTTCCACCACCTGCAGCTTTTACTGCATCAGCGGTAAATACGAATTCATTATTAGATAACATTGCTGGAATGTCGTCTGCCTTTTCTTTTACACCAACTGGAGGAACAAATCCACCTGTATTTCTCATGTCTAATTCTGTAGCTCCTGCAGGGTTTACATTTAAGGGTATTCCAGAAATACCTGAGGCAGCCATTGCATTTTGTTCTGGGCTACCCATAGCATATTGTACTCTACCACCTTTTTTAAACTCTTCTATTGGTCTACCTAATAACTTTTTTAAACCCATTTCTGCTTCAGGAAACTGACCTGGATTCATTAATATTTTATACAATTGTTTTCTTTCTAGGTTTGTAGTTAAAGACTTATCACTAAATAATCTACTTATTTCATTTGCACTAAATATATCTTTTGGAAATACAGCTAGTCTATCTTCGTCTTGTAATGTTTCAATACCTGTTAGTTTTTTGCCATCATCTTCTGACTTTAAAGTAATAGACATAACACCTTTTTCACCATCGTCTGATGAACCAAATCTTCTACTTACTCTACCACCTTTAGCTTTTTTCATTAGCTCTGTATCAAAACTATCTGCAATTATTTTTAAACCTAAAGTTTCAGCTATTTCTTTATCCATAATTTTTGTACTACCATCTTCATCCATTACTAAAACTTTTGATTTGTCTCTTTCAATATCTAAATCTTTTAAATCATATTGAAATTTTGGTTCAATTTCTTCTTTTTCAATACCTAAATCTTTTACAGTAGTAAATCCCGCATCTTTATATCCAATTCTACCACCATTTGCATAATTACCACCTATTCCATATCTACCAGCAAATTCTTCATCATATACAGGTGTACCTCCTATATAACCCATGTCTCTATATTTTATTTTTTCTTTAATAATATCTTTTTGTGTTTCATCATCTAGCTTATTATACCATTCTGTACCTGTGTCTAAATCAGTACCTGTTCCTGTTAAAAATTTAGATAAAGCAAATTTAGCTTTTTGTAATCCTTCTCTATAGTCACCTTTTTCATCTATAAATAATGGAGATATTTTAGTAATTAATTTTTGAAAAGGATCTTCTTCGGGAGCTACTTTATCTATTATCTTTAAAAAAGGATTATCTGTTCCACCTTTATATCCTACTCTACCACCTTTTTTGAAACCCATAATTTCTTTATATTCTTCTTCAGATATTTGACCTTTTTTAAAAGCTCTTTCAGCATACATTTTCATAGCATCATCTCTAGCTTCTTCAGATAAAGTATTCATACCTCTTTCACTCATGATTTCATTTAACATATATTGATCTAAAGGTTTTTCTTTTGGAATAATATCGTTGTAATTTTGTGGATTATATTTTCTATCTAATTCGTCTGCTTTTTTCTTATAGTATTCTTCTTCAGCATCTTCATCAACTAATTCCATAAATTTGTAATTCAAACCATCTTTTAAACCAACTCTACCACCTTCTTTTAATCCAAAAGCTTGCGGTGTTAAATACTGAGCATATTTATCTGCATAAACTTGTTTATCAGCATTATACATATCTTCAGTGTACTCTTCACCTTCTTCAACAAGACCTGCATCTTCAGCTAATTTTCTAGCTTCTAAATAACTTGTACCTGCAGCAATAGTTCCTGCTAATGCCATCTTATCTAAGTTACCATCTTTATCTGTGTATACAGCTTTCAATGCCTTACCACCGAGTTCTTTTGCAGCATTTCCCATTTTAGTAAAATCACCACTAAATAAATCTTTACTTATATCTGTAAAAGTTCTTTTAGTAACTTCACCAGTTGCTTGAGCCAAGTTCGATGTTGCTTGTTCCAGGGGCAATGCTTCACTAGCAAAATCTGTTGGTAAAAAAGCTTTACTTGAGTCAACAGGAGAAGCACCTACAATAGATCCTTCACTTGCGAGTCCTACATCTCCAGATGATGTAAATGGTTGAGTTCCAACAAAACCTCTGTCAGCTAACATTTTACCAATACCTGTTTGAGTTCCTATTGGTGAACTAAAACCAGACAATCCAAGATTACTTAAACCAGCTTGTTGAAATCCTGCACCACCTAAATATCTAGCAGCTTGTCCACCACCATAAGTAAGTATACCTCTTTTTAAAGAATCACTAATACTACCGGATTGATCAAATCCACCTACAGCAGCCATACCACTTGCAAGTAATGGATTAAATGGAGCAACAAACGGAGCTGCTTTACTAGCTACACTAGCCACTTCATTAGGTATAATTTTTCTAACGGCTCTTTTAAGTTTACTTCCTAAACCGAATTTTTCTCTGTGAGTGAGGTCCATAATACCTCCCCTTGCTCGTAATTGTCTGTTCATTTGCATTCTTGATATTGCCATAATTTAATAGTTTATAATGTAAAAGAGCAGGGAATGATACCTGTAATTGTTGTAATTTACTAGTTTTTTAGGCTCTAGTCAATCTTTTTGAGATTCTCTTTTAGGTCTACTAATAGGTTTCCTGTGTATCTATATTCACCTACATGAGTGATATCATCACTTACATATAGGTAACATTTACCACCTATTTTAGTCCATCTTTTGCAGAATCCAAAGTCCTCACCAAAATACCTTTTAGTATCAGGTTCATGGTAAGTATCAAAGAAATTATAGTAATATGGTTTAGTAGACTCTTCACCATTAACAATGGTTGGTTGTTCTATTTTTAATTCAGGATAAGCTTTTATCATCTTTTTAAATACTTGTTTTTTAATAAGCATACATCCCGTTGGTGCATGAGACACTTCCATTACACCATTTTCAATAGATATTTCTGTTTGATTGTCTAATTTAATTGGCCAAGTATATCCCATCTTAGACATTAAGTCAGCATCCATTTTTTTATTTTCAAGTCTTCTATGAATTTTATTCCAATCTAAAGCTTTTAATGGATAAGGTGCAGCAATAACTTCCTTATCAGCTTCAATCATTTTAAATATAGTTTCAGGACTAAAATCAATATCTGAATCTATAAATAAGAAATGTGTATACGGATCTTCTAATTCCATAAAGTTAGATACACATAGGTTTCTACCTTGTGTTACTAAAGAAGATTTTAATAAGGCAAAACTTACCATTATATTTTTTTTCGTACAAGCTTGTTGAAAACTTAATAAAGATTGTGTGTAATGAATAGAACACTCACTATGAACTGGAGTTGCTAAAAATATACAAGGTTTATCATCAGGCTTTTTATCTTCTGGTTTTTTATTTATCCATATAGGTTTATTTGGATTTTGCATCTATCGCTCCTTTTAAAAATATAGTCCAAGCATTAGCTTGTTTGGTCCAACAGTAGTATTGATTAGTATATTCAATTTGACATTCTAAATGTTTTTTAACACCAGGCTCATATAATTTTTCAGCTGAAGCTTCTATTGCATAAGCAAAGTTTTGAGCCATGTTTGTATATGATTTTTGAAAAGGTATATATGTAGAAAATTCTGCACATGTTTCATATAATGCTCCATTGTTAGTGGTTATTATATATAGTCCAGCTGCCATTGCTTCTATTGCTGATATACAAAATGTTTCTTCCCATATATTAGGATAAGCAAATATATCATATTTATGTAAGTTTTCTTTTATATATTCATTTGGTTTGTAACCAATATAATTTACGTTAGGTAATTCTTTTGCTTGATCATATAATTCTTGATAATGTTTATCATTAGCTTTTTTAAATTCTTCACCATAAACTTCAGTTGAAGAATATACATCTAATTCAATATTAGGATTCTTAATATATTGCATAGCAGCTAACATTACATTTAATCCTCTCCATGGTGTCGGATGAAATATAAGTTTAATTTTATCTTTCTTTTTATTTAAATCTCTAGCTTTAATATCGTCTACACCATTCTTAATAACTAAACATTTTTCTGTAGGTATATCAAAGTAATACCTAAATTTTTCATAATTCCAATGACTATTAAATACATACCAATCATATTTTTTATGGTTTGATTTATCTTGAAACCATGGTGCTAAATTACTTTGATCATATGAATTTTTTTGCCAAAGGATATTTATTTTATCTTTTGATAATGGAATCTTTTCTGGTACTGATGTTGTTATTTGTACTTGATCTAATAATTTTTTATCTACATATTTCTTTAAATATTCAAACTGAAGCTCAGTTCCACCTCTAGGATTTTTTTGCATCTTGCATTACTTTCTGAAGCAAATCTAAACCTTTGTTTGTAACTGTTACAGTTGTGTCTACAGCTAAATCATCTTCTGTATGATTTTTTAAAAACATTTCTTTAGACTCATAAATCTTATTTGTTGATTTACTTCTAAATACTTGTTTAGTTTTTGTTTCTATTTTTATAGGTTCTTTATCCATTCTGATCTTCTCTACTTAGTTCTAACAAAGCGAGTGATGCTGTTATAGCAGAAGTAGTAGAAGTTTCAAGGGATATAGAATCATTTTCTTCTAAGATAATTGGACCTTTTGCAATGTTGCAAATAGTAGGTCCAGTAATAGAAGCATAAGCGACTACAAAAGAAGTTGATGCTGAGTTGTCTGTAACTCTAGCTTTTAATACTTTAGATCCAGATTCATTAGTAATTTGTATATTTTGAATAATAGCTCTAGCATTTACTGGAGCCGTATATACAGTTACAGCATCTGTTGTGTTCGGATCATAGAATGCGTTTTTATAAAAATTAGCCATTAATTATCTATGAGTATTAACTCAAAACCTCCTGATGCTGCAGATGTAGAATTGGAAATAACTTGTAAATCTATATCTGTTTTTTCTGTAACTTTATTTATTGCATATTTTCTCCAACTACTAAAACCACCTCTTGCAGACATATATTCTTTCACATTCCAAGCGGCATCAGTAACTGCATTATCTCTTGTCATAAATCTAAATCTATGTTCACTATCTTTAGAAGAAGATACATTTAAATTTATAATATATCCAGTTTTTCCAGCGGGTATAGTATATACCGCCATTAAAGTTTGACCCATACCAATAGTATCATAAGTTATATAAGCTAAAATAGTAGCATCAGTAGAACCTGTAAATGTTATTTGAGCAGCATTAGATTGTAAAGATCCTGCTGTAACTATTCTTGCTCTAAATATTCTTCTAAATGTTTGTGTTGTAACAACTGGTGTTGTACCATTCATTGTTACTGTATCTGTTACTAAATTCCAATTAGTATCTAATCCTTGAATTTCTACAGTCCTTGCTCCAGTTCCACCCGATGCATCATTTGCAGAAGCACTGACAACACTTATAGTTTGAACGTCTGTAGGCCAAGGATAAGCATTGCTTCCTTCCCATATAGATTCAAAACCACCTGATCCAACTGTAGAATTAATTCCAAACTTACTTACATTTGAATAATTAGTAAAATCACCTTTAGCAACTGCAAGATAAAAATCTATCTCTGCAGATGATGGAGTTGTTGATCCTGTTGTATTGACATTGTTACAACTCATTAGCAACCAAACCTCATATTAAACCATGTAAATCTTTGTAGCTCTTGTTTTAAATCTTCTTGATAACCAAAATTCAATTCATTCTTTAAAGTATCTAAACCTTCTCTTAATTGTCTTTGATTTGACTCAGTATATTCTGGAGTTGGTTCTGGTATAATTGCTGTAATTTTTGCCATTATCTTCTTCCTCCTGCATGTATATCTAATCTTAATGTACCATATCTCCAAGATTCATCTACATTTTCATTTTCTATTTTTAATGATACTTGTCTTCCTCTAACTCTTGTACTTACATAAGTTGATGTTGTATTGATTGTAAATGGTCCAGTAATTAATGGATAGTCCGCATCTGTTTGTGCAGTTTGACCTGGGTAGTTTCTAAACCTTAAAGTAATTTTTGCATTACCGGCTAAGTTTTTAAAGTCAGGTATAAATCTAGACACTCTCATAATATTTTCACCATCACCAGCCATACCTTGTTGTGCATCTAAATCATAATCACCAGATACAATATAAGATGTAATAGCTGTTGAAGTACCATTAATATATGATTCATTGGTTCCTGTTTCATGTGCCCAATATTTACTTGATCCATATGTATTAGTTACACCATTAATCGTTGGAAATGTAGGTGTACCAGCAACAGTAAACTCTGTTGCATAAGGTAATGAGTAAGTATGTGCATCGCTGTAAGAAGTTCTAGATAATGAACCAACTGTCCAAGTTTGTTCTATAAAATTAAATACAACATTTCTATTTATTTGTCTTGAACCACTTGCAGCATAAAACCAACCAACTTCATTATAAAGTGAATTATGATAACCATAACAAATTTGATTTGCAGCATAGTTAATACCTAAACTATCTCCTTGAGTTGTAAATACAAAGTCTTCAACTAATGATGGCAGTTGTTTTACGGTACCATCAAACATAAAAAATCCTCCACCAAATCCCATCCAAAAGACAGCACCTTGTGCATAAACTGCTGCATGCTGACCTAAACATCCACAGTTAGAACCAACTTGTCTAATTGTAAATGTAAAAGGGGGTCCAACAAACTGTATTTGATAAGCTGCTTGATCGGTAAGAACTAATATATAATCTTTACCTTGAACAGCACTTACAATTTCATTTCCTTGGTCTAGTAAAAATGTACCAGCAGTATTAGTTGCTGTTGGTTGCCATGTGTTAATATCTTCTTGGTTTGAGAATCTAATAAACATTTTATTTTGTGAAGTTGAATCAGCCAAATCTGTTTGAGTTCCCATCAAGAATAAATGTCTATCTCTATCTGATACTAGACTCATTAATGATTTAGTTGGAGCATCTGATACAACAGCAGCTCTTGTTTGTAATGATGTCGGTGTACTTGGATTCCAAGTGTATGTCGCACCATTTCTAGAAGTTGCAACAAGGAGTTGTCCATAGTTGTCCAAGGACCATGATCCAGGATCGAGTGTAACCTGTGTAGTTGATCTTGCAGTTCCCCACTCTTCAACACCCCAGTTACCTGTTCCCCAACCAAATGCTCCAGTTTCAAATACTGGACCCACTGTAATATAAGGTGTAACTGTTGCAGAACCTGCACCAGACATACCAGTACCTGTTTCTGCACTTGGCATTGTAATTGTAAATATATCATTACTTGTAATTGAAGTAACTTCAAAAGTATTATCAAAATCTGAAGATGTGAAACTAGTAGAAGGTGATCCAGGTAAACTTAATGTACTAAAAATAATATAATCACCAACCGCTAATCCATGACTTGTTTTATTAACAGATACAATATTTGATCCATTGGTAGAATCAAATGTACAAGAAGTTAATGGTGTATCTAAAGGTGTAATATCGTAAAAAGTACCTTCATAATAAATAACTAATAATTTAGATGTACCTAAAGCTGCGTATTTTTGACCTTCTATATCTGTCCAAGTGTGTTGATCTCTAACTGGACCTGCTAATGTTTTTTCATCTAACTCTAACCAACCCCCTATTTTTTCAGGTTGACCATATCTAAATCGAACATTATCTCCATCTACCCACTGACCTTCAGCACCGGTAGGGGTTGCTTGTTTATTAAAACCAGGTTTAAATTGAATTTTTTGTAGCATATCCTAGGCATTATAATACTATTTTACAAAGGATGGTAGTCCTAACATAGGTCTGCCATCAAACTTGTTTTTATCAGCAAATGGGCCATTTACATGATTATAATGTAAAAACACTTGACCACAAATGTTTCCTTCAAATGGCTCTCGCCAGTGTTCTAGTTCGCAACCACTATATACTAACATATCACCTACATCAAGTAATACTTCTGTTCCTTTTGGAGCATCAGGTTTATGTATTTCTCTATATTCATCTATAACAGAATTAGCTCCTGTACCATCTATAAATATAGGCCACGGATCACCACCAAGATTTAACGTACAAGATATTTCACAACTTGGTCTATCTTTATGTCTTCTTAATTTATCACCTTTTTTATATGCTCTTGCATAAGAGTAGGTTGGAATTAAATCTAGGTTTGTATGCTGTTTCATCACTGGTAACATCTTTACTAATAATGTTTCCATTACAAAATCACCATAACAAGAAAAAGTATTAGGTATTTGTGTATCTTCCCAAGTTCCTAACATTGGTGATTGTGAATGTAAATTGTTTTTGTACATAAAATGCACTGCATCTCTTTTTAGTAAAAAGTAATTCAATATAAAATTAGATAACTCATAACTAGCTGCATTTTTAATTACTTGATATTTTTGTTGTTGAAATGTCATACAAACATACCTTTCTGTAAAAAGTTAAATGATACCGATATTCTAATTTCATTAGATTCATTAGGATCAACACAATGCATTAACCAAGATGGAAACATAATCAGTCGTCCATCTTTTGCTTCATAATGAGTTTCTCTATAAAGTCTTGGTGGTAGTTGTCCTTCTTTTTGTTTTGGTCTTATCATAGAAGCTGAAGATCTTGGATCATCTACTTTTAAATGTCCACAGTTCTTTGGAGCTTTTACATAATATACACCAGACCATAATGAGTTTGGATGTTGATGAGCTCTATTCATTCCTCCTGGAGGATTTATATTAGCCCACATATTACCTAAGAAAGGCTCACTTGCTAAATGTTCTTGATCGTAAATTGTTCTTTGTGCCTCGTATAACATATCTACTAAACTTTTATATTCTGGTCTTAAATGCATATCGGTTGTTGAGTGCCAACCTTTTACATTAGTTCTAACTACACCTTTATCTTGATTAGACCAAGCCATAATATCTCTTTCTAAATCTTTATTTAAAGTTGGATGCTTTATATCTGCAATATAAATCGGTGTTGGAAAATGAAGTTCTCTAAACATTATCTTAACGGTGTTCCTCCAAACCACATTACAAGTGATTTTCTGTTTCCTTTAATAACTGGTTTTACTCTATGTCTTACAAACGATGCAAAAAATACTATTTGACCTTGTTTAAGTTTTGCAACTTTACCTTCTGACATAACTTCTAAATCTCCACCTTCAAATTCTGATTCAGGAGATAATAAACAAGTCATAGATATTTTTCTAACTGGTGGTTCATGTGCACAGTTAATATCTGAATCTATATGCCAATCATAAAATCCACCCTCAGGATATTCTGTATATTGTGCAGGTTCTGTTAATGTCATTCCATCAAATCCAAAATGATTTCTATTTGTTTTTTGCATTAATTTTTCTATATCTTTATACATATCCAACATTTTCTTAAATGGAATCCAACTAATATGTGAGGTTCTAGTTTTAGTATCAACCGTACCACCAGATCCACCACCCACTTGTCCAGTTTGTTTAGGCTCTGATCTTCCTGCTTCAATAATCATCTTACACTGTTCAGGTGTAAATATTGGCCCTGTTGTTTCAACAACATACGATTTCCATTTTGGTTCTGTTATAATCATATTGCTCCTCTATTTTTAATTGGATCAAACTGCACATCACAGTTTGCAGCTAACGTTCTTCTTGTTTCATTAGTTCCATTGAATGGATAAACACAGTGTCTCATATCATATGGAAATACATAAAAATCTCTTAACTCCATTGGTGGCTGATAATCTATTTTTGCAAACTGACCATTAGCTGCACCTAGTATTTGGAGTCTTCCATTTTGTGGTACTTGGTCATTAGAATATTCTATTCCATATGTTGATGGTAATTTTAAAACCATTACTGATGATAGACCAGTAAATAAAGTCCCTCGATGAATGTGTGCAGGATTATACTCGTGTTGTTTCATTTCATTAACCCAAATAGAATTAAGATGTAACTCATAATCTCTAATTTTATTGAATGATAAATAATGTTTAAAGATCTCTAAAAAATAATTTGTAACATCTCTTGGTAATATATTATGTCTTTTTACCTTCGATTCATCCTGTCCTTGATAAAATAATGAATGTTCATTTTCTATTTTACCAACGAGTTGTTTATTAGCGGGATGTAAGTTATGAAAATTACTTTCATAAATATGATTGATTGAATGAAATATATCTAAAGGTACTTGATACTTTAATACGGATTGACCTAAAAATACAAAATCAAAATTAATCTTTTGGTTTGTCATCCTGAGTTAGTTTCTCTTGCTCTTTATAACTACTTTCTAATTCACCAGATTTTTTAATTCTTTGAAGAGATTGCAGTTGACCTAAGATATTAAATTTCTCAGACTCCGATGAGTTTTCAGTTAATGTTTTAGCTTTCTCAAAGTATTGTAATCCATACGATTCTAATTGATGTTGGTTTACATCTTTATCATTAAACGATCCATCATTAAATTCTTTTTTCAATTTAGACCACATTTTGATTTCTCGCATTCTATGTTTTGCAACTTTTTCCATAGAGGCTTTAGCAAATCTACATTCATCTAAATCTATTTCGTATTTAGTTCTTTTATATTCATCTTCTTCTTTATCTATTTTCTTTTCTAACCAAGTAATTTTTGCTTCATTTCTTCTGTAATCAAATGACAACGTCATTAGGTTATCTAAATAAGATGATTGTTCTCTAACACACTGCCAGTATTTTGAAGCTTTAGTTGGGTATCTATTATCCTGTAGTACCGAAAATCTTGCTTCAGTTTCTGTTCGAAACATTTGTTTTTTAGTCCAAGTGTCTCTTAACTCATCGACCATACCTTTAAAGTCGGTTAAATCTTGTGGCTCTAATAAATTATTTAAGTGAACTTCTTCTTGTTGAATTACTTCTTTTACGTCTTTTTTATTAGTCATCTCTAATCCTTTATGTTTTGTATTTATATATCTTATTTAAAAGATATTACAAGGCTTAACTGTCTGTGAAAGTATAGATTAATGGAGATCCTGCACCTGTCCATTCTTCTGTTGCCGCTGTTGCTGTGCCTGTATCACCACCAAATCCTAAAGCAGAAGTTGCTATTCCTGCACTTCCGAGATTCACTCTAGCTGTACTCATATCAGTTGTTTCTGTCCAACTGGTTCCATTCCATTCTTCTGTATTTGCTACATTAGCAGTGGCTGTAACACCACCAAAAGCTAAAGAAGATGTATTATCAGTTCCTGCTGCTCCTCCTGCTTGTCTTGCAGTATTCAAATCATTCACTTCAGTCCAGCTAGTACCATTCCAGGATTCTGTCGCTGCTGTAACTGAAGGAGTGGCTCCTCCAAAACCTAATGTAGAAGTTTGAGTTCCAGATCCTCTTATACCATATCTTGCAGTATTCAAATCATTCACTTCAGTCCAGCTTGAGCCGTTCCAACTTTCAGTTATAGCTGTTGCTCCTGGAGCAGCAGATCCACCAAATGCTAAAACAGATGTATTATCTGCTCCTGTTCGTCCCATACTTGTTCTTGCAGTATTTAAATCATTTACTTCTGTCCAACTGGTGCCATTCCAAGATTCTGTTTCAGTTCTTCTAATAGGAGGTGGGCTTGTAAATCCACCAAATGCTAATGCAGAAGTTTGTGTACCTGCCCCTCCTAAATTTCTCCTAGCTGTATTTAAATCATTGACTTCTGTCCAACTTGCTCCATTGTAAGATTCTGTATTTGTTACATCTCCTACAGGATCATCACCACCAAAAGCTAAAGCTGATGCATTATCTACACCTGCTCCTGTTAATTGATTTCTAGCCGTATTCAAATTCCCACCCGTAGCCCAAGCTCCAACAGTCGTAGCCGCTGCACCCTTAACCAAATTATCAGTTGAGTTATACCAAACTTGTCCTGCAACAGGATTCGCTGGATCCGATGCTAAGACCTCGATATTAGTTCCAAAAATTTCTTTA